CAACGAACTGTGATCTTGTAAATTCGTCATTGAACTCGAATAGTGAATACTTAGCTGCCTTGGAGATTGACTTCTCTAGCACAATGAACAATCTGCGAACGTTAATACGATCAAATGCAGATGGCTTGGATAGTAGTGTCTTATCGCCGTAAAGAACAGTTCCTTCACCCTTGAATGTTACAACAGGGTTAATGCCATTCTTGTATAGGTTGTCACGATCAGTCTTAGTAGGCATCCAAGATAGTTTGGTAACATTCTTGATCTGACCACGATTTAGACCGGCTGGTGAGAACCATGCGTCTCTTGTCTGATCGGTGCGGGCGCATAGACCAGCAACGTCACCATTGAGAGGAATCCAGCGATACTTGTTATTATACTTGTCAAACTGCTTCTTCCATCCAGAATCCATGAAGGCATAAGAAGATGAACCATAGAAGTTTCTGGTTGCAATAGACTTAGTAACTTCCTGACCTGGCTGATCGATAACGTCGGTATACTGTGGTGATACGAATACAACCACGTCGCCACGACCATATGTGCCAACAGGTGAAGCAATGTTATCGATAACATACTTACAGACTGTGTTAGAAGCACCACCAGTCATGATTAGTGATGTGTCATAAGCATCGGTATCAGCAAACTTAACGAAGGAGTTTTGTAGCTGTCCATCATTTGGAGAAGCTAGAACACCACCGGCAAGAGTGAAGTTGAAGGATGCATTTGACTGAGCAAAGTTTGTTCCAGAAGCTGCTGAACCCCATGTGGTAGTCTGAACAACTGGCTGGGTTGTGTTAGAAATAGCGTTATTGATAGGCCATACGAAAGCTGAACGATCAGCTAGAACGTTGACCCAGTAGTTGGATGAACCATCATCGTTGGTTGCGTCAACAGCCTTAGAAAGGTTTGAATACTTTTCTAGGACAGAATTTGCTGAACCACCAGTGAAGGTGCCCTTAACGTCTAGGACGATAATGTGCATTTCGTCGTTAGCACCGCTGCGGTTAGCCGCATAGGTTGAGGTGCCTGGAGGACCGCTGAACTGTGATGCCTGCTCCCATGATGCCCAATCAGCATCAGAAGAATTAACACCTGCTTTAGCGAATACGCAAACTCGAATATCGTTGCCTAGGGTGCCTGCATAACGGGATGCAAACATACCATACTTAGGATCGTTGGTACCGAATACGTCCCAGTTTACGTCCCAGTCGTCTCTATTCTTAACTAGGGCTGCAGTATTACCAGATGTGGCGCACTTTGCACCAATTGTATTGGCTGAGCGAACTACTCGTAGGTTGTCACCGTATGCTAGGAAGTTAGCTGCGGTGAAGAATGAAACTGCTGTATTATCTGAAGGCTTACCGAACCAGCGAACTAGCTCGACCTCATTAGCAATTGACACTACCTCATCGATAGGACCCCAATCAAAGTCTCCGGCAAATGCCCCTTCTGTAGTAGATGCGGCGGGAACAACGGTCGTAAGATCAATTTCGGACCATGTCACGCCTGGGGAAAGTGAATATGCCATCTTTTACTCCTCTGTAGGTTGGAATGGTGTAAATATCCATTTCAACCAATATTTATCGTTTTGGTGTTTTTCAGAAACTATAGCCGCCCATCCCACTGGTAGTTTAGGTCATCAAACGGGTATAGTTGCTCTCTTTCACGAACCCATCGGTCACCACTAGCATCAATTTCGGTGTCATGAGGACTATCAATACCATTATCGATAAACCCAAAGGGCACATTTTCTACATCTTCAAGATATGATATCTCTTTCTGTAGCACATAGCGAATGTCATTCGAAACCGTTTCTTTAAATAGCTTCTGGGCTGTCAACCAGCCAAAATGAACAAGGGTCATAGCCAAGTCGTCATTAGAACCCTCTTCAGCCTTAAATGACTTTTTGTCGGCAGCAAACGAAAACAGCTCAGTAATCGTGTCTTCGTCCTGAAGGATCAATTTGTCGTTTTCTACTAGGGTCTTCAAGTTAGCGCACCCAATCATCTTGGATTGGGGTGTAATCTTTAGACCGAAGGCTAGCTTATTCTTACCGGCAGCGAACCCGCCTGACCACTGGGTACCTTGTTTACCCTTTTGTTGAAACTTTAGCAGATTTTCATAAGCTAGTTCATAGTGAAGAATATCTGCTACCTGTAGACCAATAGAATTGATTTCAACTAGAACGAAAGCCTCGTTATACTTTTTAGCGGCTGAATAGATTACCGCTGGAAAGCGAATGGGGTCAATTTCGTTGTTTCTATATTTAGCCACCTGACGATATGGGATAGTTGTAACGTCAAAAATAGAGAATGAAGAATAGTCCAGACCCTGACCCTCAGCAACGTCAGCACACAATACGTAGGTATGCTTTGGCTCGGGTTGATCAAAGATATCCATACACTCCATTCGAGCGATTGGCTCTTTCCAATGAAGCGCAGCGAGTTTAGCGCCGTTGATTAGTGTGTTAGATGATCCGAGAAACTCACAACCAAACTCTTGATCAAACTGTCTCTGAGAGGTGTTTCGAATAGTTTCTGCTGCCCACGCCTCGTCTCTTCCGGGTACCATCGACCAGTGAATTTCAATCGGCATGTAGGTTGAAGTCTTTTCAACCGCTTTCGTCCACATCTTATAGAACAAGTTCATACCGTTTGGTGTAGAAACGATAACGACCTTAGAAGTCTTACCAGATGAAATTGTAGGATAGGTTGAGTTAAAGAACTCCTCAGCAATATTGTTGGGAACGAACGCAAACTCGTCAAGAAAGATTAGGTTGAACGAGAAACCACGAACAGAGCTACCAGATGTGGAGTCAGCAAGCACTCTTGAACCATTTGCAAGATAGATTGAACCCTTGTTCCACTCTTTGATGCCTTGCTTCAAAAACATAGGAAGATACTCAAAAGCGAGTTTCAATTTACCCAATAGTTCTCTAGCTGTTGGTGCTCGGTTAGCAAGAATAGCAACCACAAAGTTCTCATTGAACAATACTTGATGAAGAATGTAAGCGACACTGGTGGTAGACTTACCGACCTGTCGAGGTAGCTTACAAATAGAGAAACGATTGTCGTGGAAGGTTTGAAGCATACGCTCCTGAAAGTCCCACATTTCAAATGGCATGAGACCGCGGTCAACGTTAATGATCTTAATATACTTCTTAGAAAAATAGACAGGATCATCAGCACATTTGATATACTCATCCAGCTCAGCCTGTGTGAAGGCATGACGATATTGCTCATTCGGTAGATTTGGATTATTCTGATACGAATGTGGTAATCTAGCCATCTATAATCTTCTGTTCTTCTTTCTTGTTCTTTATCGCTGATAGCAATTCAGCAGCCGATCCAACGAACACAGCTTGCTCTACATTGATATTACCGTCTGCGCTTTTCTTACGAGGATCTGATTCTGGATCAGGCTCTTTAAGATCACGTTTCATCTTCTGTAGATTATACAAGTCTTTCGATGTTTCACCTACAGTCTTGATTAGATTAGCTACGACCTCGAATCCTCTCGCTGATTCATTCTGTCTAGCAATAGTGGAGATATCTTCCAATGCGTCATTACCCTTCTCAATTAGATTGCGAAGGGTGTTTCTAACTAGACGATAGTCCTCATCCTGATCGTCGTCCGTCTTGACGGGTTCAGGTGTGACGATTTCTCTTCCTGTTTCTTCTATGACGGCAGGAACATGTTCGATGCCTAGAGCATCCGATAAATTTTTCTCAACACCCATATTATATCCTTACGCTTTCAAGTCTCCTGTTAGCATCCATGTATTAGCTCTAATCTTGACAAGACTTACTGTCATATACTGTCCAGCAACGTTTGCCCAGTTATTGGCTGAGAACACATTAACAAAGGCGTCATTTGCTCTAATTGTCGTCTGACCAGGACCGAACTGATGAATTTCAATCTTAGCACCAATATTAGCGGAATATGGAAAGTTTCCATCATTATCCAAGCTAAGATAGATTGATCCTGAGTTATTAGCAATGATGTTAGTCTCAGCAGCCTGAATGGATGAATTTGAGTTAACGGTGATCGTTCTTTTTTCACGAACAGGACCCAGAAAGTCTGAGACTAATCCTTGTGCTGTAAAGGAGCCAGCTAGTGTGGTTGTTGTATTTTGTAGAGCTGTAGTGGCAAGATCAAGAGCCTGATTAGCTGTAGCGTATGCAGCGGTACCATTGGAAAGAGTTTGGAATGTTGCGTTCGCCCAGTTGTTAGCTGCTGCAAATGATGTATTGTTGTAAGCTCTATCTGCGGTTAGAGCGTCATTGACATAGCTGGTGCCAAGAGCAGCTAGAGAGTTTGACCAAGCATTTGCGGAAGCTAGTCCAATGGTAATAACAGCATTACCAGCTGCTCCAACTCTATTAGAGTATAGATTTGCTGATGCGCCTGTAGTGCTAACGACAGAATTGACAGAGTTGCCTACATAACCAGCATAGTTATTGGATGATACACCGATAGTAGTAGCGTATGAATTTGACCAGTTGTTTGCATTGATACCAACATTGTTGGCATTAATACTTGTATTGTAGGCTAGAACATTGGCTGCGTTTGCCTGATCATAAGCATTTGAAGCAATGGCATTGATGCCACTAAATTGGTCATAAACTTCTGTAAAGTTTGCGTTGACATTGATGAAAGCCCCACGAAGCGTATCGCCTGTGTGGTCATTAGATGTTGAACCAACATTGATAATTATTTGTGACATTTTGCCTTATCCCGAGTTTCTTATATTTAGTATGTTTCGGTAATAGTAATTGAATACCCGTAATCATCACCAGGTTGAGCATCAATAGGATTCGGTTGAATGTTGATTTCAGCGACCTTGAAAGGTTCTTCGAAATATGATGCCATAACGCCGGCAGCATTAGTGGAAGCCGCATGAATGTTTGTATTTACCACAAACTCTCCCTGTGTGGCACCCAATGTCAATAGTCCTGAATCTTCTCTAAAGCTAAGAACAATACCCTTGGCTGTAGCATTTTTGAGACTAGGTCCTTGATACACCGTATCCTCAATCTTAAACGTTCCATTAGCATTAGCCACAATCATCTTGGTGATATATGATGGATTGCGGTTTTCATCATTGTAGATATTTGTATAGACAGAACGAATGATCTTGGGTGATGTAATTGGACCATAGTAGTGAAGTTTCATCGTAAAGTTCAAAGTCCAATACACATAACGAACCGAGTCATAGTTTCCTTCATACTCGATGTTATTTGTTACGTTATTAAGAACGATTGGAATATCTTTGACGAATCCTAGATCGGGTACCATAGATGCTGACACGGTAAAGTCAGGATTGAAGAATGGTAGAATTTGCTCCACGATATGTGTGCCATCGTCAATGTTTCTAGCATAAATGTTTAGCTGAAAGTTTAGATCATATGGAGCACCCATATAAGCAGCAGATGCGGTGTGCCCACCAGGCATTGGTGTAGCCGCTTTTAATAGATTGTTTTGCTTTCTAGCTGAGTCGTATGTGATTCCTGTAATCTCAAAAGACATACGAGGAAGAATAGCCTGCAACTGTCTAGTAAGATCAGGATCAGAAAAGACACGGGTTACCATCTTCTCTTTTGGAGAATAAATGATAGGAACAAGAAAGCGGTTAACCTCTTCACCAGTTTGATCGTTCTTACGAATGATAGAGATATCATCAAACAATCGTCCAAAAAGAACGACCGCTTTACGAGTTAGCTGATGATAGTAATGTGCGTTACCAAGCATTAAGGTGTTCCAAATGGGTTGATTTCGGATAGATCAAGAACCAAATCGGCTCCTGTGTCAAAATCTTTGTTATCGAAAATGTCGAATGAAACGTAATCGTTCTTTTCATCATCGACAGATGTTACTGCATAGATAGCCAAAGATGTATTACCATAAATGTTGTTTGCGGTAAAGTTTCCGGTAATGTCATAGATAAACATTGTTCCGTTAGCTTTATACCAATCCTTGATTGTAGCATGAGAGGTGGAGTTTGCCCATGTTCCATCTGGTGACTGATAGATAACTTCGCCATCTATAAAGTTGCTGAAACCGGTTGTCTCGATGTTTAGCTTCATTGTGTATGAGTTTTCTTCTGCAACACGATCAATTTCTTCAACACCTGTGCTAATCTCATCCTCACTGAATCTGAATAGTTCACAACGCATTTCGTAAATGTATGGCTCTCTATTGCCTAGAGAGTAAAACATCAGCTTCTTTTCAATGAACTTGATTTCAAACATACGCTGCATCAAAGGAACAAATATCAAATCACCTTCTTGTGGTCTTTCTCTCATTGTAGTAGGAAGACCACGTGTGAATGAACGGCGAGATATAACAAAGTTAGAGGTATCTCTAATCTCTAGTCCAAACTTGGAAAAAAAGTCACCGTCACCTTCGAAGCCTTCGACGTTAGCAAGATAAGCCTCGATTGAATATGCTTTATCAAACTTTGATTTTGAATACTCACCAAAGATCATATCACCGTTATCAAAGGACTCTCTTGGAATGTAGTAGACCTGATGACCCATGATTTCAATGGATTCGACAATAACATCTTCCATGAGACGATGCTCATTGTTAAAGCGATTTTGACCAGGGAAGTTGTTAAAGTATCGATTGATTGCCATTAGCCTACCAAAAATCCTGGAGGTGCTTCGTAAGTAGAACGAATCTCACCCTCAATTTCTTTAATCTCGTTTACTGCTTCATTGAAGATATCAACACCACGCATTGTTACGCCGCCTGGTAGCTGCATCTTATCGAACTTGGACATGTTGGTGCCCCACTGTTTCTTGACATAAGATGTGGCTAGCTTTTTGAGCATACGATCATTCCAAACTTGTGTATAAGTATCTGGATTAGTAATGATAAAGCCTTCAATGACAATATATTCATCTATGGCTATATCGTTTTCCCAGTCCCAATCGATATATAGCTTATCAGTAAGACGATTGAAACGAATTGGTGTTTCGCCAGTAAAGATTAGATCAAGTGTGGCTAGATGCTGCATCGTTAGAGAATAATTGACATATGATGTGGATGATAGATCCCATAGATCGTTTAGACGCAGCTGATAGCGAAGGTCGAACATATTCATTGCCATCTTATTCTGACCAACCTTGAATACTCTGGTTGCACCGATAAGGGAATCGCTTACAGTAACAAAACGATTAGCCTTGTCCTGTGCGGTCACCTGATGCTTGACATATGTGCGTTCGGTTCCATTGAAATGAAACTCATTCCAATACTCAAAAGCCAATTCGATAGCATCGTTAACCTGTTCATCATCAACGTTAATCTGAATGACAGGGTAACCTAACTGTCTTAGGCAAAAGTCTTTAAGTTCTTCTTTGTTAGCCGGTTTGTTTAGAGACATTTAATTACCTTACGTCTGGTAGATAAGAGCCATACAAGTTTGTGCCGTCGCTGATGAATGAGAAGATATCACGGCGATTAGCTGTTGCTGTTAGTGTTGGTGCGATACCAGCAGGCCACTTGAAGATTGAGTTCCAAGTGATTGTTCTGCCACCTGTACCGTCCTGAACAACGTGTAGAACATATGTTCCAACCTTTAGATTAGTTGGTGCGTTCATTGTTCTATTACCACCAAGAGTTACAGTAGCAACAGGACCTACAGCGGTGTTCCAATCAATTCCTGCAGCATCAGTTAGAATCTGATTAGCAACATGAACTGTTCCAGGATTGATTGTTCCTGAAAGCGAGATATTGTTGATTGTAACACTACCATTGGCAATTCCTGTTGAATAACCATAGTTCACATTAGCTAGAGCATATGCAGAGTTTGTTGTGGTGTATTCTGCATTAGACTGAGTAAATGCTGTATTGATGGTTACAAATGCTGAGTTTACGGCAGCATAGACAGCCTGTGTAAACGATACGCTATTCTCAACATCTGTATTGGATGCAATCTTTAGATAGAATGTTCCATCGTTTGTGAATGTCCAGTTATCAATACCTTCGTTCCACTCTAGCGAAACATTAGCACTAGATCCACGATTGACCTGTAGACCTGCGTTTTCAGAAGGTGCTACGGATACTGGTAGATCAGCATTTAGAGTTAGAATGTTATCGCCAATCAACAATGTCTGGGTATTAGCATAAGTTGTTTCGCCAGAGATTGTTGCGTTACCAGTGATAACAAGATCACCAGTAATTGTTCCACCAGTAAATGGTAGATATGTTTGGCTAGCGTATGAGTTGGCAGCGATAGCTACAGAATTTACAGAATCGAAGGCTGCATTAGCATGAATGAACGCTGCATTTGCTGTATTGTAAGTAGGAGCAATTTGAGGTCCTACGTTATTAGCAGCATCGTATGCAGAGTTAGCTGTAGCATAGACTAGATTCTGAACAGTCCAGTTAGAGTTTACTGAATCATATGCTGTATTAGCAACGGTATATAGAGCGTTCTGAACTTCCCAGTTGGAATTGATAGATGCATAAGCTGTGTTAGCAACATCGTAAGTAGCGTTTGTAACTGTCCAATTGGAGTTGACTGACTCGTAAACATTTACGGTGAACGCATTAGCGCTGTTTGCCATAAAGCCAGCATATGAGTTAGCTGACATACCAACACCATTGGACCATGTATTAGCAGGACCAAGATCAGCGCCACCAGAGTTAGCTGTATTAAATGCTGAATTGACTACGTTAAAGATAACGTTAGCAATTGAGTATAGATTGTTCTGAA